ATTGATACTTCTCGTCTTGTGGTTGTCAATGTTGTTACTATTGAAGAGTTTCGTGGAAAAGCACTCAAAGCAGTAGACATTTACTTAAAAAAACCTGAAGGAGAACGCAAACCTTGTATGTTTGTATTAGACTCTTTGGGTATGCTTTCCACCGAGAAAGAAATTACTGATGCACTGAACGACAAGCAAGTTCGTGATATGACCAAATCTCAGTTGGTCAAAGGTGCATTCCGAATGCTCACACTCAAATTAGGTCAAGCAAATGTCCCGCTCATTGTCACAAATCATACATATGATGTCATCGGAGCTTACGTACCAACTAAAGAAATGGGAGGAGGTTCTGGACTCAAGTACGCAGCAAGTACGATCATTTATCTCAGCAAAAAGAAAGAAAAGGATGGAACAGAAGTGGTCGGCAATATTATCAAAGCTAAGACTGCTAAATCGCGTTTGAGTAAGGAGAACAAAGATGTTGAAGTCCGTCTGTATTATGATGAGCGCGGTCTTGATCGTTACTATGGTCTTCTGGAACTTGGTGAGATTGGTGGACTCTGGAAGAATGTAGCAGGACGCTATGAAATGGATGGTAAGAAAATTTATGCGAAGCAAATCCTTGCCAATCCAGAAGAGTACTTCACTGAAGAAGTGATGCAAAAACTTGATGAGATTGCTAGAGAAGAATTTAGTTATGGTAAATGATTAAAATTCTCAAAACAGGAATTAATGTATCTAAAGTTGTACAACAACTTGAAAAGTACCCACAAGACTGGGATCATCAAAAGCATCTAAAAGATTCCCAGTCTTTAGTTGATAGGGGATTTGCAGACTTGCCAGTAAGTGCTCTTCAACTTATAATGGGCGTGGTTAAAAGCAAAGAAGACTTTGTTGGAGATTCTGAAATTAATATCAAGACTCCTGCATATGAACATCACAGTGAAATAAGAAAGATTATACGCAAGCACTTTGGAAATAGAGAATTGCATCGTTGTGGATTTCTTTCTCTTCCAGTTGATGAAATTGTAGGAGCACATATTGATGAAGGGAGTTATTATCTAACAAGAGACAGATATCATCTTTCTATTCTTGGAAGATATCAGTATTTTTGTGGAACTGACACTGTAGTTGTTGAACCAGGAACTCTTTTGTGGTTTAATAATAAATTACCACACGGAACAGTTAATATTGGTGAAGAGACCCGAATAACATTTGTATTTGATATGCCGCATGGATAAAGTTGAATTTCTCATTCTAAGAAATCTTATTTACAACGAAGAATATGTTAGAAAGGTAATACCATTCATAAAATCTGAATATTTTGAAGATCTTAATCAAAAAATTATTTTTGAAGAAATACTTTCATTTGTTCAGGAATATAATAAACCAGTAACAAAAGAAGTTCTTTGTATAGAAATAGAAAAAAGGCAAGATATTAATGATACTTCTTTTAAAGATATTATTCACTTAATATCATCTTTGGATGATGTTGTGATTGAATTAAATTGGTTGGTCGATACTACTGAAAAATGGTGTAGAGATCGTGCCATTTATTTGGCACTTATGGAAAGTATTCATATTGCCGATGGTAAGGACGAAAAAAAGAATAGAGATAGTATTCCTTCTATTCTTTCTGACGCTCTTGCAGTATCCTTTGATACACATATTGGACACGACTATTTGTTAGACTATGAGCAACGTTATGAGTCTTATCACAAAAAGGAAGAAAAAATTGAATTTGATCTTGAATACTTTAACAAAATCACAAAAGGTGGTTTACCTAATAAGACTCTCAATATCGCTTTGGCTGGTACGGGTGTCGGAAAAAGTCTCTTTATGTGCCATGTGGCTGCTTCCGTCTTATTGCAAGGCAGGAACGTTCTCTACATCACTCTTGAGATGGCGGAAGAACGAATTGCTGAAAGAATTGATGCAAATCTCCTGAATGTTCCTATTCAGGATATTGCCGATCTTCCAAAACAAATGTTTGAGAATAAAGTCAACAATCTTGCAAAGAAAACCCAAGGAACTTTAATTATTAAAGAATATCCAACAGCATCTGCACACGCAGGACATTTTAAGTCACTTCTTAATGAACTTGCACTTAAGAAGTCATTTATTCCCGATATTATTTTTATCGATTATCTTAATATCTGTTCTTCCAGCAGGTATCGTGGAAATAGCAATATTAATTCTTATACTTTTGTAAAAGCGATTGCTGAAGAACTTAGAGGACTTGCCGTTGAGTTTAATGTTCCTATTGTCAGTGCCACACAAACGACAAGATCTGGTTTTGGTTCCTCTGATGTTGAGTTGACTGATACTTCTGAAAGTTTTGGTCTTCCTGCTACTGCCGATCTAATGTTTGCTCTCATCAGCACTGAAGATTTGGAAGGACTTGGACAGATACTCGTAAAGCAACTTAAGAATAGATATAATGATCCAACGATACATAAACGTTTTGTAATCGGCATTGATAGGGCAAAAATGCGTCTTTATGATTGTGAGCAGTCCGCACAAGATGACATTCTTGACAATAAAAAAGATGAAGAGTATAATTATGAAGAAAAAAAACCAAAGAAAACTTTTGAGGGATTTAAGTTTTGAAATATAAATCGGAGGACTATTTCTCTGTTGTTGAAATTAAAACGGGAAGAAAAATCTGCGACTGTTCAGATGAATTTGATGCTTTAATGATGGTTTCTTTTGATCCAACAAATAGAACTATAACAAAAAATCAATTTCTTATGGGTCAAGTCATAGATATTGAAATACCCAAACAATTGCCAACAAATGAAATTGTAATAGTTCAAAAAAAACCTCCAAAATCTCCAAAAAAACTTAAAGATTATAAAAATAAATTACCACAAAGCGAATTAAAACCTTTAAATTTATGACTAAAGTTATTGATACAAACAAATATATTGAATTCGTTCGTCAAACTACAAGTCCTGCAAGTAGTGATTTTGCAAAACTTCTTGCCCGTATGGCCGAACTTGAAGCAAATGATGATGCTGATGTTCCTCGTCTTCTAACTGCTGCTCTGGGAGTTTCTGCTGAAAGTGGGGAACTGGTAGAAATTATTAAAAAAGTGTTCTTGCAAGGAAAACCATATACCGAAGAAACAAAGGAGCATATCCTAAGAGAGTTCTCTGATGTAATGTGGTATCTTGCTCAACTTTGTATTGCTATGGATACAACATTTGAAGAAATTATGAAAATTAACTATGAAAAATTGAGTGCTAGATATCCTGAGGGAACTTTTAGCGTGTATTATTCAGAGAATCGTGCTGAGAATGACCTTTGATGTAAAATGAAAACTTGGAAACCTATTTCTTCTTTAGAGGATAGATATGAAATTTGTTTAGAAACTAAAGAGGTTAGAATTGTAAAAAATAAAAAACTTCTTAAACTTAATAAGCAAGGATATTATAATTCTTCTTGGGGATTAGGTTTCTCCGGTAAAAAATATAGATGGGGAAGAAGTGTAAATTCTTTAATGGATGAAGTTTTTCCATTTTGGTGGATTCAAAAATTAAATGAAGATGAAGAATGTACAGAAATAAAAAATTTTTCTGGGTATTATATCACAAACCAAGGAAAAATATATTCCATTTATGCCCACAAATGGACAGAAGGGAAATATAAATTTCCTTATTATTATTCTGTAGAATTATATAAAAATGGAATAAAGTTCAAACAGCACATTCATACACTTATCGGTAGACATTTTTTGAAAGAATATCAAAAAGGAATGCTTATTCTTCACAAAGATGAAACCTTACCATATCCGCAAATAAACTATCCAGATAATCTTTGGGTGGGTAATTGTAAAGACAATAATGTGGATAGATGTAAAAAAGGAAGAAGTGGTGGTTGAATGATTGGAAAAGTTTATGATGGAGTTTTGCAAACTGGTATTTTGTAATAACGGAGAAGAAAAAAAAATGACTAAAGAAAAACAAGTAACAGTTAAAATGGATGCTCGTCAAGCAGCAGCAGTTCGTCAAATTCTTTTTGATGCTCAGAAAGGATACACTTATGATGAAGTAAGTGTTCCTCCTCGCATCTCTGATGTTCGTGAAGTAATTCAACAACTTGATGAAGGTATTGGTTCTGTAGTTAGTATTTGACCCTTCGGGGTCTTTTTTTATAAATACCTAAAAAAGTATTTGTAAAAAAATGGATCCTAAAGAACTGCGTGGTTTATACGAAGCATATTCTGAAGTTTATGCTCCTCAACAGATTGATGAAAATCGCAAAACGGCAAGAGATCCAGAAGGATCTGAAAGAAGAAAAACTTACTCAAAACAACCAGATCCATCTAAAGCAGGATTTACTGGTATTGGGAATATGAGTATTGATCAGATTAGAAAAATGAGTGCTCGTATTGAAAAAAATCAAAAAGAAGAACTTGATATCTTTGATGTAGTCCTTGAGTTCCTCCAAGCAGAAGGATTTGCAGAAACTCTGGAAGAAGCAGAGTGGTTAATGGCGAATGTGATTGATGAGGAAGCAATTGATATTATTCTTGATGAGGCATCATACTCTGCAAAAGAAGCAAGAGCAGGTAAGGACATTGGCAAACCAGGTAAAGCATTTGCAAAGATTGCCGCTTCTGCTGGTAAGCGTTATGGTTCCAAAGAGCGTGGTGAAAAAGTAGCAGGAGCAGTTCTTGCTAAACTTCGTGCTAAGCGTGGTTGATAAATAAATCGGAAGGTTGCTCTGACCCTCTCAACGTTGAGAGGGTCTTATAATATCTGAACTTGGGGATATAGCTCAATTGGTAGAGCACCAGCTTTGCGAGCTGGGGGTTAGGGGATCGTACCCCCTTATCTCCATTCTAAATACTTGAAAGAGTATTTGTATAGATGGCAAACCAAGGTCTGCAATTTGAACACGCGGTAATGTATGTTGCTACATCCAGAATAATTGATAGAGATACTGAACAAGAAGCGGAATTTAATAGTGCTGCTAAACAATGGAGTAGTATTCCTCAGAACATAAAAAATACTGCTGAAAAAATCGTTCTTGATATGGCACCCCCCACAGAACCTCAAAGGCAAAATTATTTCAAATCATTCAAAAAAATGAGTGGTGGGGGAGAAGAACCTAAAACTGATATATTGTTCAAAGTTGGAAGTAAAAAATATAAATGTTCAATGAAATGGGGAAAATCTTATCAGTTGACGAGTGCTGGAGTTGATAAGTCAGTTCAAGTTTTTACTAAGGTTTTAAAAAAAGTTGCTAGAGATATTAATATTAATAAGATGGATGTTAATACATTAGGAAATTTGCAGTTAGTATTGGAACAAATTGCAAATAAATTTGAAAATTCTTCAGGAACTATGGATCAACCAACTGCTAAAAGATTGATGAGTGATGTAAAAAAATCTGGAGGTATAAATGAGCAACTCCAAGATATACTTGGTTCTAAAAAAGCTCCAACAGGAGATGCTGCATATGATGCTTTTAAATTTGAATTAACTAAAGAATGTATGACTGGAGAAATGTTATTTAATGGTGATGATAGATCAGCAACACATTTGTTTACTGAAGATGGAATTAAAGAAATAACAGATGATGTTGTCCGAGAAGTAATGAAAATAGCTGGAGTTAGACTGTCGTTAAAAGGTAGAGGAACAAAAAATGGAGTTAGACAAAATGCTATATCGATAAGATATGAAGTTTAATTAAAATAATAAATACAAGTATATTAAGACATAATATGAAGAGTTTTTCTAGATTTCTAACAGAAGCAACCCAATCGCAAGCAGCAATGCAAGCGAAAAAACTTGGATATACTGGGGATGGTCACGGTGGATGGTTAGACCGTTCCGGTAAAGTTGTTGCGAGAACTGAAAAAGGAAAACTCAAGTACATCGATGGTCGTCAACCAAAAGGAGCGGAGGAACCTGCAGCAGCACCAAGACAAGCAGCAGCACCCACCACACAACCTCAAACAGCACAAGCACCTGTTCCTGCAGCACCTCAAGTACCTGGCGCAACACCTGAAGATCAAGAACAGGAACAAGAACTCCCACCACTAACTGTTGTATTTGGTCGTTTCAATCCACCAACAGTAGGACACGAAAAACTTCTGAAATCTGCAAAGAGAATTTCTGCCGGCGGAGATATTAAAATCTATCCATCAAGATCTCAGGACCCAAAGAAAAATCCCTTAGACCCTGATATCAAAGTTTCGTATATGAAGAAGATGTTCCCCGAATTTGAAGAGAATATCATCAATGATTATCAAATGAAGACAATCTTTGATGTTCTTGTAACTGCAAATGAAGAAGGATATTCAAGTGTAAACATTGTTGTTGGTTCAGATCGTCAAGCAGAGTTTGAGAACCTCGCTCAAAAGTATAATGGAGACCTTTATACCTTTGACCAAATTCGTGTGATTTCTGCTGGTGTTCGTGATGCTGATGCAGAAGGAGTAGAAGGAATGTCCGCATCCAAGATGCGTAAGGCTGTAATGGATGATGACTTTGCATCATTCCGTAGAGGAACTCCAAAAACACTTGATGATAGCGACACACAAGCATTGTTTAATGCAGTTCGTCAAGGAATGGGTGTAAAGAAAACAAAACTTAAAAAAGAAAATTATAATCTTTGGGAAATTGCTCCAAAGTGTGATATGAGAAATCTCCGCGAAAATTATGTAAGAAATAAAATCTATAGAATTGGTGATATAGTTCAAAACTTAAACACCGGTTTGATTGGTGAAGTAATGCGTAGAGGTACTAATCATTTAATTTGTGTGACTGAAGAAGGTTATATGTTTAAGTCTTGGATTAAAGATGTGATGGAATATACTGAAGTTAAAATGGACAGTCCTATGAGAGATAAAATTCACCCAAATACTCTTGTGGGAACTTTAGGTGCATTTAAACACTATTCGAAAATGACTCCTGGTGTAATTGGGACTGGAAAAGAAAATCTACAACCAGGTGGAAAACCTTATGGTGTCAATTTAATAAATAAGTATAGAAAAATAAAAGAAAGTCTTTATTCTAATGGATACTAATATTGTAAAAGACGTTGCTAACATTTATGCTGAGCAAATTGTAGAGTCCGCAGTTCCTGGTAAACCTGCAGAAAGACTGGGTGCTGTAACTGCTATTTCAAAAGATGAAAGAGAAGCAGCAAGAAAAAGAACTCTTGAAAAAGCAGCAGAAATCAGAGCAAAGAAAGGAATTAAAGAGGAGAAAAAAACAAAGCGTTGGTGGGATGATGATGGTGATGGAAAGGGGTGGGAAGAAGGAGAAGTTTCTGGTAAGTTTAAGAAAAAGAAAGTTAAAGAAGCAAAAGAAGTGAAAAAATGGTTTGATGATGATGGTGATGGTATTGGTTATGAACCTGGAGAGGTTTCTGGTAAATTTAAAAAGAAAAAAACTGTAAAGGAAGGATGTTCAAATTGGAGACAAGATCTTTCTGAAGTAATGACTGATACTAAAACAGAAAAGAAAATTACTGAAAAGAAAGTCAATAATAAAATTGTAATTAATCCAAAACTAGATCTTGGGGAGGCAATTGAAAATCTTGGTGGTCAATTGCTGGAGATGACAGAAATTGAGAATATTGAGTCTATTTTTGATGATATGACTGACTCTGAAGTTTTCTTACTTTCTGATCGACTGATTGGAGAAGTTGTAGAAGAATTTTTCTATGAATGTTTGGATGAGGGATATGATATTGGGGAAGTAGAAAATGCTTTAATTGAATCTATTGAATTATCTTCCGAAATCCTAAACGAAGCAAAAGTTACTTTAGGACACGATACCCAAATTAAGAGCGATAGACTTCAAAAGGTAAAATCTGCAGTTAAAAAAGTTGGAAAAGCAGTTGCTCGTGGAGCAGGATATGCTGCTGGAGCCGCTGTAAGAGGCGCAAAGGCAGTAGGCAGAGAATTTAAATCTGGTTATGAAAGAGGTAGAGGTGGATCATCCTCATCTTCACAATCTTCATCATCATCTTCACCATCTTCTGAAACTGGAACAAAGCGTCCTGGATTGCTTGGAAGAATTGGATCTGCTCTTAAGGGTGGGTTAAAAAGAGCAGTTGCAAAAGGTGCAAGAGCAGTTTCGAGAGGAGCAAGAAATGTCGCTCGCAGGATCTTCTACTTCAACATCATCACCAGCACCAAAAGCAAAACCAATACAGAAAAAGGAAAAACCATCTGATCCTTGGGAAGGTAGTTATAAAAAGTCTTCGGATACAAAACCAGCACCAAAAGCAAAAGCAAAGGCACCAGCAAAAAGAAAGAGAAAGTCAAAATTAGATGATTTACTTGCATCTGTGAGAAGTGAGAGTGTTGAGATTAATGAAATGCCCTATCAGGTAATGGGTTCTCCTGATGGCGGAAAAGAGAAAAAGATTGGTAAACCAGTAAAGAGTAAAAAGTATGCTGATGCAAGAGCAGCAGAACTTGCTGATACTCATAAAGCAACTGGTGGAAAATATCGTTCTCAATATGTGGAAAATGTGGAACAGATTGATGAAAAAACTTTAAGTGCTGCTGAAACAAAAGAAAAAGAAAGAATTGTAAAGTCAATGAAAGACAAAGCAGCAGATTTTGAAAAGAGATATCCTGGTCGTGGTAAAGAAGTGATGTATGCCACTGCCACTAAGATGGCAAAGAAAATGGCTGAGCAGGCATTAGAACTCCAACCAAAAACTCAACAAAATACTCACCAAAAAAAGCAAGATCAACAACAAGAGAGAACCCGTCAACAAGAAATTCAAATTATTCAAAGAAAACTGCAGGCATTAAGATCTGCCCCTAAAGGATCTGATCCTTCCATTACAGCTTAATTAACTAAATATTATTGAATATACTGTAGGGGGGTTATTATGGGAGCAGTAATTGTAGTGGTAAAACCACTTATTCTTCAAGTTGCTACTCATCCAGCAGTCAAAAATCTTGTAATTGATTTGTTAACAAAGTATGTAAAAACCACAGATAATAGTATTGATGATATGGTTCTTGCTACTGTTAAAGAACTTATTTTTAAACCACAAAAATGATTTCTTTTTGATTTGGCGATAACTTCTTAAAAGTTATTTTATATAAAAGAGATCAAAAGTAAGGTCTCTATTTTTTATAAATATTTCTACGAATAAATTTAGTAAAGGTAAAAAGAATGGCACTCTGGGGCATTTCAACAACAACTGAAACGGCTGATAATAACTACGCTATTCCAAAGTATCAACACAGTGTAGATCGTAATAGAAGCCCTTGGAACACATTTGCAGATAGACGCGGTTGGATTCAAAGATGGTATGGAACCACAGAAAATTCAGGTCTTTCTACATCATATTATGATGAGATCCTTGTTCCTGTAGTAGGATTAAACACAGGAGAAGCTCCAGGTGCAGCAGGGCATGGTGCAAATGAAACTGGTCTGGGGCAAGCAACTCCAGTTGCCGTGTTCTTTGAAGATCCAAATCTAGCATCTCCTATTTCAATTGGTGCTGGCGGAACCACTGGTATTGGAACTGCCAGAACTGGTTATGTTCATGTGGTTTGGAATGAAACTGTTTATTGTTCCGCTGGCGCCACAGTTAATATCTTAAGATCTGCTCCAACTGGCGGTTCTATTGTTGCTTATGCGGTCTCTTATGCATCTGGTGCTGAAATTCCAGTATATACAAATACTGATGGATATGTTATGGTTTCTAACTTTAATGGACAAATTAGTAACCGTGTTGCTTTTGCCTTTACTGCACCTTCATCTCCAGGATCTGGTATTGGAACAATCTTAAGTATTGATGTTGCTCGTGGAATTGTTGGAACTATCACTGATTTCTCTGGAGGTAGTACTTCGGCAATTAAGACGTTCACTTCTGATATTACCTGCAATGTTGGTGGTGCTGGTACTTACATGTCTGCAGTTGGTATTGGAACAACCACTTTAACTGTTGTTGCTTGATAATAAATGATCTTTAATGAATTGAATGAGGATAATTTCCTCTTATTTGCTATTAAAAATTATGAAAATCCTCAAGCGGTAACAAAAGAAGATTTTGAAAAAGATCTTAATCATTTTAAATATATTAAAAGATTATTGAAAAGATACAAAAATACGGGTGAGTTAAAAACTCACCTTTTATTAAATCACTTTATTATTCTTTATAATATTTTTGGTGAAGCGACAACTCCTATGTTATTTTTTAAAATAGAGAGTGAATTATGGTCTTCTATGAAAAGTTTTATTGTTTTTCTTGGAAGATTGCCGGATTATCCAAAATCAAAAATACACAATATCCAAGTTGACTTCAAATGTTTATCCGAACTTTATAAAATCTACAATGGAAAAGAAGAAACTTGATTGGATCATTTCAATAATTAGAGAACAAATGGTCACTGGATCTACTGCAGGATCCGCTGGATTTAGTGGTTCTTCAGATCCCAAAGGTCCAACTGCTGGTTTTGATCCTTTGATGGGAATGAAAAGAAGGAAGGGACCACAAATTAAATTACCAGCGGGTTCACGTAAACGTTGGAATCTCAAAAAACAAACGCAATAAAACAATGTTTGGTCAAGAATCAAAAATTAAAGTTGCAGTTCTTGAAGAAAGAGTAAAAATTCATGAAGAAATGGTAGAGCGTGTAGATGCTGCCATTCAAACATTGAGTGAAACAAATCAAAATATATGTAAGATGCTTGCAGTTCATGATGAAAGAATTGTAAATTGCAATAAAAGTGATGAGCATATAAGCGAAAAAATAGGAAAAATTGAAGGAAAAGTAGATGAACTTTCCAAATTTAGATGGATGGCAGCAGGAG